AGCAAATGTAAACCCATACTTAGAATCAGTACAACAAAGACAAGGATTATATGCTTTTAAAGTAGTAATGGATGCTACAAATAATACACCAGACGTAATTGATAGAAATGAGCTAGTAGGTCAGATTTATTTACAACCAACTAAAACAGCTGAATTCATTATTCTAGATTTCAACGTTTTACCAACTGGAGCAACATTTCCTGAATAAAAAAAATAATTACAATATTTATAATAAAAATATATAACAATGGCAGTATTAGACCCAAACGAAATATTTTACACAGCATTCGAACCTAAACAAAAGAACAGGTTTATATTGTATGTAGATGGAATCCCTTCATACCAAATTAAAGGTATGGGTGCAGTTTCATTAACACAAGGTACAGTTCAATTGAACCATATCAACGTTGCAAGATACGTAAAAGGTAAAACACTTTGGAATACAATTCAAATGACGTTATTTGATCCAATTACTCCAAGTGGTGCTCAAGCATGTATGGAGTGGGTTAGATTACACCATGAATCAGTAACTGGTAGAGACGGATATAGTGATTTCTATAAAAAGGATTTAACTATGAACGTATTAGGACCTGTAGGTGATATCGTTTCAGAATGGATTATTAAAGGAGCTATGATTACCGAAGCTAATTTCGGAGATTATAGTTGGGATGATGAAAGTGCAGCAGTAGAACTACAATTAACAGTTCAACCTGATTACTGTATTTTAAATTTCTAAAAAGAAAAATACATAAATTATATAAAATTGCTTGGCTTCCGCCAAGCTTTTTTGTATATTACATATGTATAACTGATAAAAACGTTTTAACCAAATAAAGACTATGAGTGAATTTAAATTCCCAACCGAAGAAGTAGAATTACCATCTAAAGGTTTAATCTATTCTAAAGACAATCCCTTATCAAGCGGTAAGGTAGAAGTTAAATATATGACTGCTAAGGAAGAGGATATTCTTTCCAACCAATCCTTTATCCAAAAAGGAGTAGTATTAGAAAAATTATTACAATCTGTAATTATAAATAAGGATATTAAAATTGATGATTTAATCGTTGGTGATAAAAATGCACTTTTAATTGCTACTCGTATATTAGGATATGGTAAGGATTATGATATTGCAGTTAAAGGACAAAATTATACCTTAGATATGTCAACTTTAGAAAATAAAGAATTTGATGAATCTAAATTTGAAGCAGGCAAAAATGAATTTAGTTTTACCACCCCAGCAACAGGTACAGTTTTAACTTACCAATTAGCTACGGGTAAATTAGAAAAACAAATAGATCGAGAATTAGCGGGTCTTAAAAAAATTAATAAAGAAAACTCTACAGAACTTACTACAAGATTAAAATATCTAATTACATCCGTAGATGGTAGTGAAGAAAAAAAAGATATTAGAGGATTTGTAGATAATATGTTTTTAGCTCGAGATTCAAGATCATTTAGAGACCATATTTCTTCAACCCAACCCGATGTAAATTTATCCTATATTTTGGATAATGGAGAGGAGGTGACCATTCCTATTGGTCTAAACTTTTTTTGGCCTGACTATAACTAATGCCCCCGAGGTACGTTTAAATCTTTTTAAAATGATTCACCAAATACTATTTCATGGTAAAGGTGGGTATGATTATTCCTCTGTTTATAATATGCCTATTTGGTTACGTAAATTTACGTATAGTGAAATGCTATCACATTATGAAGAAGAGAAAAAAGCACATGAAAAATCTTCTAATGGGGGTAAAGGTGCTAAAAATTTAGTTAACCCTGACGGTAAAGTTAACACCCCAGCATTTGCCGAAGCAAGTAAGGCATATAAGGGTAAAACAAGTTATAACTAGCAATATTTATAATAAAATATTTACATGGCGGGTGAACAATTAAAGAATGCACTTTCATTAAAAGAATTAATATCGGAACAAAACCGTCTATTAAAAGAACAAGTACGGATAGATGGTGACCGTCTGAAAATTCAGAAAGATGAACTTAGTGTTCAAAATGACCTTAGTAATGTTATTAAGGATCAATCAAAAATACTTAAATTTCAAAGAGCTGAAAGATCTGCTATTTTAAGGTCTACTAATTCTATATCTAAATTACAAGAACAACTTTCGGTAATGGATCGAAAGGAATTAGGTACTAAAAAAGCACTTAATAAACTAAAAGGTGACCAGTTAAAAGTTGAAAAAAATATAAGGTTACTTCAATTAACAAGGTCTGGAATTTTAAAAGACCAAACAGGCTTAACTAAAAAGCAAATTGAAGCTAACACAGTTTTAGTAGGATCTATTGATGATCAAATTGAAGGTGCCTTAAAACTTAACTTAGCATTACAAGAAACACAAAATTTATCACAAGTATTATCTAATAATTTTGGTGTTAAAGCCTTTAATAATTTATCTGAAGCTGTAAAATCAATACCTGGATTAACAGCATTTTCAGCGCCCTTTGAGGCTGCCTCTGAAGCATCTTTAAAAACCTCTCAAGATATAGAAAATTCCCTAAAAACTGGGAAAGGTTTAACCAAAGATATGGTTAAAAGATTAGGCCTAGAAGATAAATTAAAATCAAAAAGTGGGAAAACACTATCAGGAACAGCAGCTGCCTCCAAATTCGATAAATTAGGTGCCCCTGATGGTAAGAAATTATTGGGTGTTATTGATAGAAAAGGATTTATGTCAGCTATGTCTGGTATTAAATCACTAGGTAAATCCTTAACAACCGCCTTAGCTCCTGCAGTTTTACTAGCTGAACTATTAAAGGCTGTAATTGCTTCAGATGCGGCAGCAGGTGAAATGGCTAAGAGTATGAACATGACATACGCTGATTCTACAAGACTTAGAGCTGAACTTACCCAAATGGCTAGTTCGCAGTTAGATATAACTGATATGTCTAAAGGTAATGCTGTTACTACAAAAGGCTTACAAGAAACCCTTTTGTCTGTCAATAAAACTCTTGGTACAAGTACAATGCTAAGTGAGGAGATGCTAGTCCAGTTTACTCAAATGAGAAAAATGGCAGGGTTTACTAATGAAGAGTTAATGGGTATTGCTTCTATTTCATTAGCTACTGGAAAAGATATGGAGACCATTACAGGTGAATTTATGGCCCAAGCTACCATTTCGGCATCCCAAAACGGAGTACTTTTAAATGAAAAAGATTTATTAAAAGATATAGGTAAAGTATCAGCAGCAACAACATTATCATTTGGTAAAAACCCAGCATTAATAGCTGAGGCTGTAGCTACAGCTAAGTCCTTAGGTATGGAATTAGATAAAGTAGATGCCATAGCAAATAGTTTACTAGATTTTGAAAGTTCTATTGCAAATGAATTAGAAGCTGAATTATTATTAGGAAAAGATATTAATTTAGAAAAAGCAAGACAAGCAGCTTTAAATAATGATTTAGCAACAGTAGCAAAAGAAATATCTAACCAAATAGGTGATTCTGCAGAATTTTCTAAGATGAACAGAATACAACAGGAAGCCTTAGCTAAATCTGTTGGTATGAATAGAGAAGATTTAGCAAAAACCTTATACGTACAAGAACAATTAGTAGGTGCTACAGGTAAACAAGCAGAAGAAAAAGAAAAATTAATTAACGCCAGTATAGAGGCAATAGGATTAGAAGCAACCCAGAAAAAATTAGCAGACGAGGGAGTTGATGGTTTAAAAAACCAACAAAGTCAAGCAGAAAGACTTAGTAATACAATGGATAAGTTAAAAGAAGTATTTGTATCTGTAGCAGAACCCATTCTAGCAATAGGTATGGCTTTAACACCCGTAATAGAATTAGTTGGTTTCTTAGTTAGTGGTATTATGAGCATTTCAGGCGCTATTGGTGGGGCATTAGGATCTATGAGGGAAATGGGAGGACTTGGTATTATATTAGGAGGTATATTTGCAGTAATGGCGGCAGCAATAGCATTTGCAACATTATCATTAATTCCTATTGTAGGTCCAGCTTTAGGTATAGCAGCAGGATTAGCTATAGTAGGAGCATATGCAAAAGCTGTTACAAGTACTGAAGGAGCCAAACCAGCAGGTGATATGTTCTCAGCTGCAAAAGGTAAAACTATGGTTTCACCTGCTGAGGGTGGATTATTCGAACTATCAGATAATGATGATTTTGCTGCTGCCCCTGGATTAGGACAAATGTTAGGAGGAGGAAATACTTCATCTAATCCACAACCAGAAAACACACAAAGTACCACAGTTGTTCAAAGTACAACAGATATGAGTACAACAAATGCGCTATTAGAAAAAATATTTAAGAAGACACCAGAAATGGCTCCTTTAGGGTTATACGAAGTACAATAATTTAATATTTATAATAAAACAAACAATTATGAGTTTATTAAACAAATTAACATCAGGTCAAGCGTCAGCTACAAGTCTGAATGGGTCAACGCCTAACACACCAGAATTTTCAACGTCTACTTTACATAGACAATATTCTACTATAGGAAACCCAGATGCAGCAAATGTATCCCCAGTAAATGGAGTTTTACCTCCACCATCAACATTAGAGTCTCCAGCAGCACCTACAAGATATTTGGATAACCTTCCAACTTAAAAGTAGGATATGGCATTAGTTAACCTAACAACCAATCTTAAATCTTTAAGATATGGTAAAGATACAATTGGAGGAGGTAATAGCAACCAACCCTATGTAAAAACATCAATCCCGGAAGACCTTTCTGATGTAGGAAGAACAGGTGGTCCAGATTTTTTACTAAGAGGGGGTACACTATTACCTAAGATTATAGGTAATGATGTTTCAAGGATGACTAAAATGTTTTTCGATTTTAAATCTCCTAGAGGACCTTTATTTATAGCAAAACAAAATTTATTATCTTTAACTAATGTTAGTTCTCAAGTAGGGTATAAAGAATTTAAAGAATCGGATACACCCCCACCTGAAGGAACATCTATTGGTAATCTTTTACGTAGTTTAGTACCCCCATTAAACCAGGGTATATATCTACCTTTATCTACAATAGGTCAAGCAGCAGGTAATGCTATAGGACTTCATTTAGATAAACAAGGTTTAGGATTTAATTTTAAAACTACAGTTGGATCCCCTGATGGAAATTCTCTTTTAGGTTTACCTACATATTTAAATACTATCCATACTAATGCAACTGATGGTCCTAAAAGTAGATTATTTGGTTTACTTGACAAAGTTAATACAGATACTCAAGGTGTTAATAATTTATATTCTTATTCTGGGGGGCCAGGTGCTATTTTAGGTGTTGGTAAAACCAACATTGTAATGGTAGGTGACCAAAGAACAGGTATTAATAATCCCAATACAACAAGAGAAAAACCAAAAGTAACTTGGGGGTCAGCAACTAGATTTTCTAGTTTTGCAAATCCATTCGATACTAACAATTTTGGTAGTAGTCCTTTATCAAGGGCTAACCAAATAGGAAGTGGAGGCAAAACTTCTTATACTATAGGAGATATAAACATTAGTCCTACAGTAAATGATGAAAACTTAAGTAACGCTATAACTAATGACCAATTCCTTAGAGTAGGAGCAAGTGCGGCATATTTAGGAAATAGTTTTATTTTACAAAACGCAAATACTTCTATTAAAAGCGCCTTTTTAGGAAATGGAAAAGTACAAACTTTTAGTGTTTACGAACAAAATGATGATCCTTTTTCATTGTCAACTAAAAATAATGGAAAGGCATTTAATAGTGGGATATTAGACAGAACCCCACAACTACAACTATCACAAGAACAAATATCAAGTAAAGAACCATTTTCTAAAACAGGAAATCAAAACAATATTACAAACTTTACTAAAGACATAGCACCTAATGGAAATCAATTTATTCCTAATAGTTTAAACTATGTTAATGATAATAAAATTGAAAACAGAGTTAACTTAGGAGATCCAGGTAAAAGAGCAAATAGAATAAGTTATACTATTGGTAGACAAAAAGAAGGACAAGATTTAACAGTATCACAAAATACTGGTTATAAACAAGCTTTAGATAAAATTAATGCTTTACCTATATATCAATCAAGTTCACCTACCACAGATAATATTAAAAATGATTTAGTAA